GCGGATACCGTCGCCAGTTGCTGCCATGCGTTGGTTAGGGTGATTGTATTCCGGGCCATTGGTTTTCCTCCATGAAGTCCCCCACGGCCTCCGCTACTATGTCGCTTATAGCGTTGGTCTTCGGGGCTTCCGTGCCGTTTTGTGTGGGTGTTTGTTGTAGCTCGATTAAAGGGCGCAAGGCGTCCGCGAGTTGCTGGGTTTCTCGTGCGAGGCGCCGAACGTTATCTCTAAAGCTCGACCCGTTTAGCTCTTTGGCGGCTTTCTCGTGGGTTATGAGCCCCCGGTCTAGCTGCGCGGCGTACCCTTTGGTCTGCTTAACTATATCGGTGCTGGGTTTAATAGCGCCCGTCCAATCACTGCAGCGCCACGCGCCTACAAATTGGTACTGGCGCGGGTCGTCCCACGCCTGCAGTAAGCCGGGCGCGTTTATGCGCCGGGCTATCAGCTCGTTATACAACCACTCGTGGTAGCGGGGCGTGCAATACTGCCCGGCAAAGTGGTTGCGCGCTGAATTCAAATAGATTTTAAACTCGTTTATAGCCGCTTGGCTCGCCGAGTAGTTATTCGAGAATTGTAGCGTTAGTATCTCGGGCGGCATTTCGCACGCCCACGCTATTGCCTGAATTATGGCGGCCTCGAAGTTGGGGAAATTTATGTCGGTACCGTCCGGCCCAAAGGCCTTGGGCTCCTCGCCGACCTGCAGCTCGTCCAAGGTAATGCCGGGTAACGCACTGTTAAACGCTAAGCTACGCGTGCCGGTTCCGTCGCTAACGTCTACGTTATCGCGGCGTATACCTGCGTTAGTGAGTGGCTTTGACCCCATTTTGTCGGCGTTTTTCATGATATACATGGCCAACATGGAGTTAATAACGGCTTTGCGCTGGGCGGCGTCCCTATAGCGGTCTATCTCTTTCAAGGACTGCATGATAATAGAGATTAGGGGCTCGCCCCGCACGTCGCCGAACCGTCTATCGGTGCCGTACACTAGCCAGGCGATAGGCCGACCCGTGCGGACGCCGAAAGCAGGCAAGCGTTTAAACTTGTCGTCTTCTTGCTGTACGTGGTACGCGACGTGCCGCCCGTCGGAGTCAAGCTCGACCCCGTAGCGAATCATGTTACCGTTTTTCTCGTTGGTGCCTTTGCCCGGAGGCGTGCGGACGTTTTCGCCGCGCACTAGCTGGGTGCCGGATTGACCGGTCGCAGCGTTGAACCGTTGGACACACAAGATATCTCCGTCGACTAGGGACTCTTGGCGTATAAATTCTTGCAGGCGCCCCTCGTTGTGGAGGTTTTGGTGGTCACATACGCGCGGGTCTTTGGAAAACATTTTCCAACGTGCCTCGGCATCCTCCGACCAAGTGGCGGCGGCCTCGTCGTCTATTCCGGGGATTAGCTCCGGGGCGGGGGTGCTATTGAGCGTTAAGCCCGTGTTGATCTCGTTGGTAACCAAGCGGCGGATAATACCCCGGCCGTATAGGTTATCGCGGAATAGCTGGCCACTCCGCGCGCGCAATGTCCAATAGTCCGGCTCGTAGATCGTAGTAGCACCGAAACCACCGGCGAATTTTTCACCGTCAAAGTAGTTGTAGTTCGCGGGCGCTTGGCGGCTGCCTTGGTGGTTGGCATAGAAAAAGTCTGGTAATTGATCTATGTCAATCGTAGGCATTGCGCTATCAGGAAATTGTTTCCCGTTTTGGTCTAATATTTTCACCAATGAGGCCTCTGTATAACGATATTAGAGCCATTAAGCCGGGCATCCTGCATGGCGCAACGGTTGTATAAGGTGTCTAGGTATGCCCCGAGCTGCGCAATATTAAGCTTGGTTATCTTGGTCACGGTCTGCCCGGTGTCCAAAGAGTAGCTTTCTAAGGCGCCGGACAGTATTTGTAACTGTGCGGCTTCTGCGGCGTCTATCGCGGCGTTAGTAGCGGCCAAACGTGCGGCTAATTGCTCTCGTGTCATAGTCTCTAGGCCGTGGGTAGGGGTTTGGGCTCAGTGTAATACAACTTATCACCTAGTACAATGTCCCAAAATTCGGGCCAGTCTACATAGTCCCGCTCCATTTGCTCGATAAACATATCCCAAGCCAAAATCTCTAGGCCAGATACTGCGTATATGAGCAAGTCCCATAATTCCTGCCTAGCGTTGCCCGGCCGGTGCCATTCCCACCCCATAGGCTGCCCCGTGCGCTCGTTTCGCTTTTGGCGCTTATATTCTACGGTATAGTGCTTTATCTCTTTAGGCATCATATCAAAGGGCAAAGAGAGCATGCCTTGGGGTAGCTCGTTTTGTCCGTCCCATTGGCGCCGCAGAATCATAGACATACGGTCTTTGTATAGGTCTACTTTGATGGTGAAACCGCGCGTACCCATTTTTGTAGTATAGGGTTGGAATTCGTCCAGCTTCGCGCCTTTGGCTAGGCTGTCCTTACCCTGTATTGCTATAACGCCGGTGTCATATTGTGCGCAAAACTCGTACGCAGTAGTAGCCCGGTAACTGGTATCTATAAACGTTATACCTAGGGGGTATTGCTTGCCATCGTCCGCAATGTAGACTTTTTCCTCTATGAACGTCTGCAGGTCTACCCACGGCCCCGCGTCGTAGTATTCGGTTGAGCCCGGTAGCTCGATATAGTCGAGGAGGGTTGGACGGTTACCACGGGTAAAGGCGTGGGTCGCCACGGCTAACCAATCGCCCTGCACGTCGACGGTACATATAACGATACCGGCCACACTGCCTGCATATTGCTCTAGCCAGCGGTTAGGGATCTCGCCACGGTCATAAACACGGCGCGAGTGTTTCGACGCCATAGACATAGTAACTTTTTCCCCTATGACCTCGAAGGGCTCGCCTAATACGTTGTTATAGAATTCCTGCAGTAGGCCTACGTCCTTGGGCCGGTTGTTCTCGACGTCCCACGCTGCTAGCCATGATTCTACCGCAGCGCTCCACGGGTACATTGAGGCGGGCGAGTAAAGGCCCGGTAGCTTATAGGAGCGTATGCCCTCCATGACCGGTTTAGCCATGGGTACCCACTTGGCACCATAGGCCGGGTCAAATAGTTTCTTTTTATCATATTCTTTATGGCCGTAGCCGCACCCCTCGCAACGGTACTCGACGGATTTTTCTATCAGCATGCCGTCTTCGTCCACCTCCCAATACATGCCAAATTTGCGCTTAGTCTTTTTGTCAATGCCCGCCCACCGCAGGTACTGCGAGTGCCCGCACTTGATGCAATTGACGTGGTAGTGGCGTTGGTCTCCGCGCTTGTATTGGCGGAAAATCTTACTAGTGCCGTGGAGCAAGGGCGTAGAGCCGCGAAATTGTTTTCGCACTTTGTAGAAGGCGTTACAACGCGCGTCGCTTACTTTGTCCGGGTCGCCATCGTTACCAACCAAGGCGGGCCAGGCGTCTAGCTCGTCCTTGATTTGTATCATGATACTATCTTGTCGAAGTTTGCCGCCGGTCTGCACACCGTGTACTAAACAATAGCCGCCACCTATCCAGCTCATTTTATCTTTTGTTACGCCTTGCTTCCTGGCGTTGGTGGGGTCGTTTGACTGTAGGATATTGTCCCACCCCGACTGCACAAACATGGGCACAATATTATTATCTAATCGTTTCTTAGCGTTGCCGTCGTCGTTCGCGAGCCATTGGCACGGGTACGTTTTAAGGTGGGCGGCCGAGTAGAAGAGAACACACTCGGCTATAGTGGTATAGGTGATTTGAACGCCCTTCATGAGGTTGACCTCGCGCACGGGTGAACGTACGTCGAAGCAATCCACTATTTCACGCATGAAAGGGTTGATTCTAAAGCGGTACGGGCCAGGGTACCTGGTAACGCTCGCGGGTAGGTAGCGTTCCGCCTCGGCGAACTCCGAGGGGGTCAAGTGCTCTATGGTATGGGTAAGGTCTTCGTTTTGCTCTATGAGCCATTGCCCGTGATTAGCTCCCATTTTCGACGTACTCCTTTAACAGTATGCCTACGTTTTTCTTAGCGTCCGCGATAGGCGCGCCGATAAGATCCTCGGTTAACTCGATGCTTTCCTCAAGTGTGCCCCCGGCCTCTACGTTGTCGTGTAGCTGCGCGGCAATGGAGCGGGTGGCGTCGGCTAGCTGCAGTTTAAAGCAGCGCTCATACCGGCCAAAAACTTGGAGGGCTATCTCTCGTGGAATGTACTTGCTTTCTCGTTCGTCGTTCCGGAGGCGCTTGTCTCGAATGGACTCAATTTCTTTAACGGCTTTTAGCCACTCGTTGAACCGGGTGTTATCCCCGAACTTTACGAGGATCTGCTCTAGCGTCATGTGGAGGTATTGGTCTATCTCGTCTTTGTCGTGCTCGGTCTCCGGCTCCGGGGACTGCTCACCCCCATAGGCCCGGTGGGTTTCCCTAGACTGTAGCTCGGGCGGTATGAAGTCCGCCATGTTTATGGTGGGCGTAGTGGTCGTAGTGGTCTGGGCCACGGGTGGCGCGGCCTGCACGCCGGTGGGGTTAGTGGTCTGTCGTTTCTTTTTAGCTGCAGCGCTCCCCCGTGTGTGGGTGGCGTTCTTGCGTAGGTCGTCGCCGGGTTTCTTACTGCGTAGGTACTGCCTGGCCTCCCGGTGGCCAGCGTTTATAAACTTGCCCTCTATGCACTGGCGTAGTGGCGCCTTGTTTACTGCTTTGCTGATAGCCGCCACGCTCACACCGCAGCGCTTCGCAAATTCTGTACGGGTTATTAATTCTGTCTTTGCCATGGTTAAGTTAGCCCTACTAAGTTAAGCCATAGGTTAACACAAGGTTAAGGAAATTTCCCACCCCGCGGATTAGTTACCCACAGGCTTATCCACAGCCGCCGGCGCGGGAGTTACCCACAGGCTTATCCACAGCTCTCGAGAGATTTTGGGGCGTAGTGCTCTACAGCCCCCATAATACGGGTGGTTAAGGTCAAATAGTAAACAACTTAGATACAAGAGAGCGCCCGGCCGAAACAAAACAGATCGGAA